TAAATAATTCGCCCTCCGTACAGATAAATTGTAGGGTGCCGTCTAATCTGCGTTGCTTTTTACCCCTTGCGGGCCACACATGAAACGGGTTAGACACATAGCCCGCCATGCAAGCAGCGTTCGTGTGGAAGCATCAGAGGACAGTTTTAGGGATTTACACCCAGGGAAGCGTATCTCCTTTTGCATGGGTCGTCTATCGCCTTGCGGCTACACCATGTGACCCAGCATTTGCAAAATCCGGCCACCAGCCCGCCAGAATTATTGGCATTGTTATTGTTGGCCGAACCGTCCGAGTTCGTTTCGCAGAAATTATTGTTGTTGTTGTAATTAGGCGACCGCAGCCACCACCAAACGGCGGTCTAAAGACCGCCCGAAACGGGACGGGAGAGGTACAGACACGCACCCATTTGATGCTATGCTTTTGCAGCTTTGTTGAGGGATTCAAGCTGTCCTTTCAGCAAGTCGTTTTCTTTGTCGATGCGCTCACCGAGTGTCTGCGCCATCTTATCCAGCCGTTCTGTGGCTTTCGACGGCGGAAGGTCCTTGCCCTTGCTGTCCGTTGTAAACGCTCCCTGCGGGTTCTGGCTTATCACCAGATACAGGTGCGTCAAGCGCACATCAAGGGCCATAAGGGATGCCCGCGCTTCCAGCAGATGCGCCTTTCTCAGTTCGATGCGCTGTGCATCGGACGGATAGATGCTATTCGCTTTCTCGGCGTGGTCTATCACCTCACCGGCCAGCTTTGCGACCGGCTCGGCCAGCAGCCGCGAATACCGCGCAGAGAGCTTCGTAAGGAACGTGATAGTCTCAACATAAATGTTGTTTGCCTCGTTCACGTACTCGGCCTTACTGGTAGTCCTCTTCGCCTTCAAGACAGACATCAAACCACCTCCTACATAGTGTTATATCAAATCTGTGCATAGAAAGCACCGTTTTGATAGAGTATAGCAAAATCACTTCTAAAAATTTTCGGCGACGCAGCGCGTCGCCGGTTTTGAATTTCTTGGCTTTCGCTTCTGCTCTTGGCCCGCTTGCGCGGGCCTGATAGAGCGAGATACCACGCGGGGGATTAGGCAGCAAAGCCGGCCACCAGCCCGCCAGAATAACTGGCACTGCTAATGCTGGCCGAACCGTCCGAGTCCGTAACGCAGAAAGTACTGTTGCTGCTGCAACGAGGCGACCGCCGCCACCACCAAACGGCGGTGGAGGTAGCCGTATGCTTGTACGCAACTTTGGAATTGCCGGCCTTGTAATAGTCATACTGAAGCTGGCTGTTCTTCTCGTACGAGTTTGCATACGTCCTGCTGCCTTGTACCTCGAATTCTGCAAGCAGGAACAGGTAATCCGTGGTAGCAGTGACAGCAGACGAGGTATTGGTGCCACCACCGGTGTTATCTGTGTACTTTGTCACGGACTTCATTACCGCGCGCAGGTCGGACGGCAGAGCCGCCATGAGCGAGTTGGTCGGCGGTGAAGACGGTGTGCCGGAGTTGCCCAGCAGCGTCTTGCGCATGTACGAGCCGCTCCAACCGCCGGTGTTGGTCGAAGAACTGTTCATGTGGAACGCCGCACTCGAAGTGTAACTGCCATAGTTAGAATCACACAGCGCAACCATCTTGCTGCTGATTTTGCCGATTTGGAAGTGGATGCGGTTCGCGCCCTCTTTAGAGCTGTTATGGTTGAAGCCGATGATGAACACGTTGATGCTCAAATTAGAGAACGTGTAACTGCCGACCGTGCCGTTGAGGGTAATGGTCTTTTGGTCGCCCACAGACCAGTAATTCGCGCCCTTGCCAGCGTCAGACGCGGCCTTGATAGTCGCCCACGAGTTGCTGTTGAGTGAAGTCGTGGGATACGTTACAGACACCGAGCACGTCTTGCTGGACGGCGCGGTGTGGTTCGTGCCTGCGGCAACAGAGACCGTAATGGTCGCGCTGCCGCTGCCCTTTGCCGTTACTGTGACGGTCGTACCGCTCACGCTGACTGTGGCAACGCTGGTATTGCTGGAGCTTGCCGACACAGCGCCGTTGCCGCTGCGCGTGACGGTGATAGTGCCGCTCGCACTGGACAGACTCAGAGACATGCTGGTCTTATTCAGGCTCAAGCTGCCGGATGCCTTGCTGATGCTCCACGACACGCTCTTGGCCGAAGTCGTGCCATCGCTCCACTGATAGTTAGAGCCGGGAGTGAACGTAACCGTATAGCTTCCCGCGTTGGTGGCGCTGGTCGTGCCGCCGATAGTCATTTTGGAGCTGTTGTAGTTGCTCCAAGAGGGAGACTGCGCAGAGCCGCTATAAGTAAGCGTGCCGGACTGGCTGGGTACGGACACGCTCGCCCTGCCGATTTGCCATGTGACGGATTTTGCGGTAGAAGTGCCATCGCTCCACTGGTAGCCGTCCTTTGGCGTAAACGTTGCCGTATACGAGCCTGCATTCGTCCCGCTTGTAGTGCCGCCGAGCGTCAGCTTTTCGCTGTCGTAGCTGGCCCATGTCGGGGTCTGCGCCGAGCCGGTATAGGTCAGCGTACCGCTCTGGGACGGCACCGTATTGATGGCGCTCGTGAGCTTGGTAATGGCTTTCAGTGCCGCCTCAGCCGATTCCTGCGCAGTAGACGCGGCAGAAGCCGCTTCGCTTGCGCTTTTGCTCGCGCTCTCGGCAGCGGTCTTGGCGTTGTTGGCAATTTTCTCAACGGCCGCCAGCTCCGCCGCAGTCGCACCGCGGGTATTTACAGAACCTCTCAATTCATCTAACCTCCTTATCCTTTGATTAAATGCACCTGCAAGGTGATTTCCTCAGTAGGTGCGGTGATTGCGTAATAGCGGATTGCTCCATCCAGCACATCAGCGGTAGCACAAAGGCCGCAGTCAGCCGCGGCCTTTATGCTTGACACCGAAAGCACGCTCTCGGCGCTGTCCGCTGCCGATGCGCTGGAAAGGGCGGCACTGTATGCGTAAGCATACCCTGCCGCTTTTGAATCGCTGTCGGTATTGGCTGCCCAGCCGCTCGCGGAAATAGCCACAGTCTGAAAATCAGACTTGTCCTGTTTGCTGCCTTCCAGCTCAACAAGCGCGGCGTCAACTTCCTCCAGCGTGGCCGTGGTCTTGGACGCCAGCTCGCTGATGGATTCACCCAAGCCCGACAAGGACGTGGTGTTGCTGTTTGACGTGGCCCGCGTCTGCTTGATAAAGGAGCACAAGGCATTCAAACCGGCTTCAGAGAACGCTTTCAATCCCATACAGCCTGCCCCCTTTCCTTAGCTTTGGGATTTTTATGCGTTGGTGTCATCTGCCAGCAGGGCAGTGATCTCGGTGTCGCTGACCGCCTCAATGTCGGTGGTCTTGACATAATCGGCAAGCTTGGTATCCACCTCGGTCTTGGTGTAGTAGCTTGCCAGTGCGGTGTTGATAGCCGAAGTGACCTCGGTGGTCTTGGCGTAGTCGCCGATACCCAGCGCGGCAATGGCCTCGGCGATATAGCCCACGACGGTGGTGCTGGTAGCACCCTCAGGCAGAGTACCGACAAGAGCGGTCAGGTTAGAGATGTTGTTCTTGTTGGTAGTAATCTGCGAGTTCATCGCGGAGGCATCCTCGGCGTGGCTGGAGATCCAGTCGGAAATCTCCTTCAGAGTATCGTAAGCCTCAGGAGCGTCTGCAACGATTTTCGCCACGGCATCACTGACCTGCTTCTTGACAGAGCCTTCGGTGGTCTCGTCAGCGTTCAGGGTAGTGATGGAGCCCTCAGCAGCAGTTACACGGTTAGTCAGCGCAGTTACGTCAGACGCCTCCGCCTTTGCTGCGATAACGGCGGCCAGTGCGGTGTCCAGCTCAGCCTCAGACACGTTTGCCTTGTAGGCCAGCGCCTGCAGGCCGGCAACAGCCACCTCGGCGTTGTTTACCTTGATAGTACCGTCGGTAGTGCCAGTAGCAACGAGGATGTCCACCATCTTCTCGGCAATGGTAAGGGCAGTGCCGTTGACCTTTACGCCCTCAAGAACGTTAGGCTCGCCATCGGCCTCCTCCAGAGCGGTAACTTTAGCCTGCAAGGCAGTCAGAGCGGTAAGGGTCGCATACTTCTTTTTCAGTTCGTCGGAAAAAGTGCCGAGGTTGGCAAGAGTAATAAGTTTAGCCATTGTAGTTTCCTCCAATTATTTTTTGTTGGTTTTTGTTTTCGGGTTAGGTGCCAGAAGTGCTGTCAGTGAAAAGCGCTTCGATCTCGGCATCCGTAGCGTAAGTAACGGAGCCGCCGCCCGCCGCGACCTTCTCATCGACACTCGCGTCCATCTTGGTTTTGAACGCGCTCAGGTTCTCCAGAGTAACGACTTTCTGAGTAGTAGTATCAGCCATCAAGTCCACCCCCTTTCTGCCTTATTTTTTTATTCATCCCATCAAAACAGCGCTTCGGCTTCTGCGTTGCTGGCTGCGACGATTGCAAGGTAGCCGTTGGAATCGACCGTCAGGCCAGACCCATCTTTAACCTTTACGCCGCCAAGCGTGCTCGCCGATGCGGTGGGAAGAATATAGCTGCTGCCACCGCCGGATACCGCGCTGCCCTGCTGCACAAGAGCGACAGAACAGGCAATATCAACCGTAGGGATGGTTTTAGCCCAAAAGCGGACAACGCCGTCTAAGGTGTCGGCTGCTTTTCTCAGCGTACAGGAATAAGCCACGTCCTCGCTGTCCTCCTCTATCGTCACGATAGGATAACAGCTTTCGGCCGAAGCCGTGCACTCGACATCGTTCACATACGGATAATGGGCCGAGGTGCTCTCTTTCCATCCGTCCGCCGGGATAGCAAGCGTGGCCGCCGTGATGGTCATACCGGAATCTGCGATCAGGCTCCGTATCTTCGCCATCAGCTCCGCGTGTGCAGACGCATCCGTGTTATGGTCGGCAATCATCTGCTGCACCTGCGCTGCCGTCAAAAGCGCGTCAGGGTCAATGGTCGCCGTCACCGTGTCCACATCACCGACCGCGACAATGAGGTCAAAGGTTGCCAGCTTGCCCACGGTGGAGCTTGCTGGCCGTACCCATTCAGGGTCGTTCTCGAGCGACAGATAGGTAAACGGTATTTCGCCGAGGTCGGGGTCCTCGGCAAAAAGCACGATGTTCGTGCAATAGAAGCCCGCCTCGACGTTTGCCGAGAAAAGTTGTACCGTAACTTGGCACTCGCCGTCCACAGGGTTTGTAATGGAGGCGATTTTCGCGTCCATTACATAATCCGCGCAGTCCGACATGGTTTTAGGCGTCTGTCCATCCGGGATAGTGCCTTTGCCGGCCGCCGCGCGCGTGTAGTGCATCTTGCACGTACCCGCAAGGACTTTGGCAATCAGTGCTTTGCCCACGGTAGAGCCGTAGCTTCCATCTTCAAATGCTGCCATAGACGTTCCTCCTTTCAATCAATTCTCTTGGGTGTGAGGTGGGTATGATAAAGAACCCCATGCGCATTTGTGTGCGTATAGGATGCTCTCAGCGGCTCTGTGTCTGTGCGCGTGATGGGCTGGTAGCGGTCAAACGATGTCTGGACGTGCGAGCCGTAGCTGAGCGGTTGCTCCAAGCGGCCTGTTCTGTCCATCGTCACGGGGCTGGCCGTGTCCTGAATCAGGATGAACGCGGCATTGCCGGTGTAAAGCTCCTGCCGATAGGTGCGGTAGGTGCGCATATACAGCCGCAGGCCAACGCCCGCAGTCAGCACGCGCTTGATAGCCGCTGCGATTTGGTCTATCAGTTCAAGGCGTTCTGCCGAAAGCTTGTCCTCGTCTACGTACAGGGCGATTTTGGCCGGATACACGTCCTCAGAATCAAGGTCGGCGTATTCGATACCGAGCAACTCGCTCGCCGCGTAGATGACCGTGTCCCAGTCGCCGCCGGAGAGCTGCGCCAACATCTTGACACGGATAAAAATGCGGTAAAGGGCATCGCTCGCCGCGCCGCGCTCCACACCCACGTTTGCGCCGTAGCGGTCGAGCACTTTACCCTCTGCCTTTTCGAGGTCGTCCCACTCGCGCACCAGTTCGGCGTTTGAGTGGATGATTTCGAGGCCGTCGGCCAAGAGCGAAAACAGCTTGCCGATATTGGTCTCCAGCGCACGCCCGTGCTTGACATTTTGGATGTCACTGCGGGCGTATGCGCTGGTGAGCATATCGAGCATCTTTACCAGATGCCCATATTTAGGCTGCATCAACTGTCACGCTCCCCTCATCCGTCACCGCTTTGGAGCGGCTGTCGATTGGGATGTTCTCCGCGCTCACACTGTCAGGCGACAAGCCCAGCAGCACGTCAAAATCAAGCACGCCGGAGATAGAGTACAGGATGCTGGTAAAACGTTGGTGGTACAGCGTCGAGCCGATGCTCACGCCACCGCTCACTTGGTCGCCGATGTAGTCCACGATGGCCTCTTTGATTTGCGCCACGCCGTCACTCGGGAAGTCGCTGCTGACAGAGAGGTTTGTGACCTTGACGTAAATCTGCACAGGGTATGGGCGGTTGAAGCGTACCACCTTTGCGGTGCCGGATGCGCTCATCACGTCCACGCTCTGCTTCCCGTAGGTTTGGATGCCCGCACCTACTTGCTGATAAAGGACACCTGCTATCTCGCTGTCCAGACCGCCGTATACCACGGCCTCGATGCTATGCGGCGGCAAGCCCAGGCCGTCCTCCACGTCGGTGTCGTTTTCAAACACGCGAGCATCCATGATGCCCTCAACGTTTTGCAGCAGAGCGGCGCGGATCGCGTCCGCATTCACGCCGCCGGCATAGTCCACGCTCGAGTAATAGCGTTCGCGGAATTCCGCGTCCGTCTCGCGCTCACGGCCGCCGGTAAAGGCTGCGGGGTTTGTGACGCTCGTCAAGCCGGACACTGCGCCAGGGTTGGTAATGGTCGTGACCGTCTCCGGCTCCACGTTGCCGTCCGGCCCTGCCTCGGTGCAGCGCGCCGGTACGGTCGCCGTGCCGGATGCTCCTATCACCGTCTCCTTGACGACGTAGAACTGCACGCCGCCGGAAGTCTCGGCCAGCCAGCCCTCCGGAATGACCGTATTGGGCGGGCCTGTGATAAGCAGGTAGCCCGCCGCCTTTTGCGCGCTCAACACGCGCAGACCAATCGCACGGCCCAAATTAAACAGGCTCGTGCCGACCGCGGTATCCACGAAACGGCTGTTATAGACATCCTCCAAAACGGAGAACAGGATGTTGAGCATCCACGCGAAGATGCGCAGGAACATACCCAGCGGGCTGCGCACGGAGAGGTTGGCGGTCGCGCCAAACAGCTCACGCGCCTTATATTCGAGCGCATCCAGCAGCTCAACATACGTCGGCCTGCGGAATCCGGCAGAGGTCAAACCCCAGCCGTAATCATCCATTCTTGCTCACCTCCAATCTGACAGTGGAGCTGTCGTATAACGTACCGTCAAAATCAATGGTGAGCTTTCGGTTTTCTGTGCTGATTTCCAGCTCGTCAATGGTTTTGACATACGGCTCTTGGAAAATTGCTTTTCGCGCGGCATCGTCGGCGCGAGACGTTGCGTCGCTGATTGGCGACTGAACAACACTGTCCCAATCCATGCCGTGCTCCGTGTCGAGGGGAAATTCTCCTTTCCACGTATTCAGGTTATTGCGGACGTTCTGGGCAATGGCCTCGGCATCGTACAGACAGGCAAGGTTGCCGTCCTCGTCAAAGCAGAGGTCGCGGGTGTCCTCGTCCAACTGCAGAACGGAAATATCAGCCATTAGAACGGGCCACCTCCTGTCGGGTCAGGCGTCATGGTCTTGCCGCCGGAATCGCCGGTGTGGATATGCCGCGGCAGGCTCACCTGCTCGCTGATGACGTCTTGGTCTACCACAACGTCACCCTCGATGACGTGGACGTTGCCCTTTATCTCGATGTGGTCTTTTTTGATTGCCACATAGAGCGAGCCGTCGTCGCGCCCCATAACAAGAGCTTCATCCGGCAGACCCTTGACGGGATTATTCGCGGGTACGAACGCGCCCACAAAGACCGCGTCCTCCTCGCCGTGGTTGCGCTCCGTGTTCGGCTCGCATTCCTGGCCGGAATCCATAATGCGGTCTATGTCGTGGTCCATGTAGACGAGCACGCCCACATCACCCGCCTTATACCACGGCCGCAGCACAAAGCCGTCACCGCGTATCAGGGCAACTGGCACCTTGAGCACCTGCGGGCGCGTGCGGTATTCGCCAGCGTCCAGTGCCTTAGAGAGCGGCTGCACATCCACAAGCATCAGCGTCGGGTCAAAGGTTTCCACCCTGCACAGGCCACCAACGCGGACGTTCTGCGCCTGTTCGGCGCGTTCTTGATTTTCAAGGTCAAGTTCACGTTTGTTTATCATGCAGGCTTCACCTCTATCGTCGTCTTCCAGTCACCGTCAGGGCTACCCGTATGTGTGCCGCTCTTGATGAGGTATTTGCCATTGAGCGTGGCCGATTTGATGGTTATCACGTCGGCCGGTGCCAAATGGTAGTTGAGCAGGCAGTCACGGGAGTAGGTAACCTCGGATTTCTCCGAGCTGCTCTTCTTGGTGGTTTGGTTCGTGGTCGTTTCGGTGTTGGCGGTATCATTTGCCGAACGCAACAGCCCCGTCGCAGAGCTGAGCGTGTAGCCCACGTTCTGGCCCTTGTTGGGGTCTGAAATGGTAATGATGCCGTTGTGGATGAGAAAGCGGCTCTTGCAGTCCAGCGTGACGATCTCCGTCAACACGTTCTTCACCTTGCCGCGGCAGACTTTGCCACGCGGGTATTCCTTATCTACCGCCAGCTCCATCGTGCCGACCTCGATGCCAAAAATATTGAGCAGGTCTTTGACAATAGTGCTGGCCTTGCTGCCTGCCGTATAAGGCTTGTTGACCTCTTTCGACATCCACTCATCCAACGCTTCCGCTGCCGTTATCTTGGTAATGCGCTCCGTGCCGTTGTGGTCGTCAGAGCACTGGGACACCTTGCCGGTAAAGATTGCTCCTATATCGCCCTCATAGCCGGCATTGATGATAACGACCTGTCCCTTTTTGATGTTGTTCACCGTAGTATCCGAGAGGTTATGTGCCTCAATGGTAGCCGTGCCAAGCTCCTCACTGTCGGAAAACGGCACGGTGAATTTGAAATACAGCGTCTGCATATCGTACCGGTTAGAGCCGAGCTGCAGGGTCGCTGCGCGCTTCCAAAATTTCATTCCGTCACCCTTTCAAATAGATAAAGCTTGACTTGCTTGCCGAAGTTTTCAAACGTCACCTCGGAAATGTCGTCGCCCGTAAGACACAGCGGGATGATAACGGGAATAGGAAACCGCTCATCTTCCACGCTGCCGAACAGCGGGCGGCCATAGCGCACGATGTCGCCGTATACAAGCACCTCGCCGGTGCTCGTGATGGACAAATCCACCGTGAAGAAACCGCCCTCGTCATTCCAGCGGACAAGGAACGTATAGGTGCGGTCGGTCAATTTGACCGAGAACGTGTACGGCACCTTGCCGGTGTCGATGTCGATATACTCGACCTCATGGCCGAGGTCTATCAGCTGCAAACCGTCCATGCTGCACCCCCTTACGCCGCGCTGTACGCAGCCGTAGTGCGCTCCGTCGGGCCGGAGCTGGCAGACGAAGACTTGTAGTTGCTCACGTACTTGCCGTAGGCACTCTCAGATATCGTCTGTGTGGCCTTTGTTTTCAGCCCGTCCGCGCTGGTCTTTTTCGTCTGGCTTGATGCTTTGGCCGAGGACGAGCTCAAGCTCTTAGACACCTTTTTGTCCGCGTCCTGCGTGCTCATCATCTGCTCGCCGGATTCCACATACTCAGCCGAGATACGGTTGACTACTTGGAGCGAGAGCGAGACGCTCACGCCGTCGCGGTTCTTTGCGCTGGCATCCTCTTTGAGGCTGGTGATAACGCAGTTCTCGATTTTGGTGCGGCCCTCGTAGGTCAGCACGTCGCGCTCCGACCACATACGGTGCAGCGTGTCCACAGCATCCTGTCCGCCGATCGTGACGGCAGAAATGGTAAACTTCACGGGGTCAAGCACAACGTGGTCGTTGATGTCCGCGCCCTTTTCGATTGGGTTAGACGTGACCTTTGCCGTGCGCTGCACGCTCTCGGTGATAACAACGCCGGTTTTATCGGCATCGAAACGCACTGTGCCGCACGTTTCGCCCGTAAGGGTATACGCCATGCTCAAACCCCCTCTCAGTACGCATACGCGCCTTGCAGCGTCTTGCGGTGATATTGTTCTTCTTGTTTCTCGCGCCAGAACTTTTCGAGCTGCTCCTTGACCTGCTGCGCCACCATAGCGGCCACGTCGGGGCTTGTCTCGCCGCCGAGCGTGATGCTTATCTGCGGTGCAAAGGTGGATTGGTCGGTGTAGCTCGCGGCGTTGGAAGTATTGTTGATGATTTCATCGGTCTTGTCGGCGGGAATGATCGCCGAGCCGGACGGCAGATAGGCAAGCTCGCCGCCCTCCTCGTTGATGTGCGTCCAGCCTCCCTCAAAGGCATCTGTGCCGGCCGCGTTGTGCGGGATATCGGTGCCGGTCGAGGTGTCCGACGTAACTTTCAGGTTTACCGTGCCCATACTCTGGGCTGCCGAGGTAATACGCTGGAAGTCCTTGATGATGCTGTCCGCGCCGTTATCGGCTGCGGCAGTCATGCGCTCCCATGCGTCCTCTGCGTCCAGCGTCATACGCGAATAGGCCGTCTCGGCATCGTCTGCCATCAGGCCGTAGTTCTCGTTGCTGATGTCCCGTGCGGCGGTCGTAGCTTCTTCGATTGCGCTCTGCGCGTTCTCCGAAGCCGCAGAAACGGCGGTAGTGTAATCGGACGTATCAACTACAAGTGAGGTTTCCTCGCCTGCTGCGCCGTCCAAATCGCTCACTGCGCCGGTCAGCTCTTCGACCGCGTCCGTACTGTCCTTTGCGCCGCCGAACAGTCCGGCGAACCAATCCACCACGGTACTCACGCCGTTAGAGAAGAAACCGATAAGGTCAGACACCCAACCCACGACCGTGCCGAGCACATCCGTCACCGTTTCCAGCAGCGGGGAGATAGCGTCCAGCACCGGCACGATCACGCCGGAGAGCAGCGTACCGATTGCCTCAATGAGCGGGGATGCTGCGGGCAAAATGGCCTGTACGATTTGGATGCCCAGCTCAATGACCGGCTCTAAGGCTTTCGCCAGCGTGCCGATAATCTCCGTAAGCGGCGGGATAAGCTCCGTTGCAAGCTCGGACACCAGCGTGCCGAACAGCGGAAGCACGTCCTCTAACAGCGGCATGAAAGCCTCGGCCAGCGGAGAAATAACGTCAGCCACCGCGCCGAACGCCTCACCGAATACGGGCAGGAGTTGGTCTGACAGCTCCTCTATCACGGGGATGAGCGGCTGTATCACGCGGTAGTTCAGCTCGTCGAAGATGTCCCGCAGAGGCGGCAGTACCGTGCTCGCAAGCTCTCCGATGATGTTTGCCAAAGGCGGGAGCACCGTGCTTGCAAGGTCGCCGAACACGCCCAACACAGGCTCTGCGACATCCATAAGCACGCCGAGGGTCTGCGACACTGCGGGGATGAGGTCCTGCGCCAGATCCATGAGCACAGGCACCGCATCCGATAAGCCGTCGGCCAGCGTCCCCACGAAGGAGAGCAGCACGGGTTGAAGCGTGGGCCACTCATCGAGCAACACACCTATCGCACCCTCAACGGCCGGCGCGAACTTTTCTCCGGCATCAGCCAGAAAGTCCGACATGATGCCTTTGAGCGACTTGATTGAGTTCGTCATGCCGCCGGTGTCATTGATAGCCGCCTGCTGAATGTCGCTGCTCTGCTCAAGTATCGCGTTCAAGCGCACCTGCGCCGCGGCGGCATCGTCCAACGCCTCAATGTTTGTGCCGTAGCCGAGGGCCGCTGCACTGGCCTTGAGTGCGGTATCATCCAAGACGATGCCGTACTCGGTCAGCGCGTCTGTGTCGCCTTGTATTGCGCTCTGGATAAGCGACGCGGCTTCCGCGTCCTCCATTTTGAACGCATTGCCAAAATCGTAGGACAGCGAGGTGGTTATCTCGGACAGCTCTTCGGCAGCATCCGCAGTAAGGCCGAGGTTTTTGTACATGGCATCATTTTGTACCATGAAGCCCTGTATTTCGGCAGTGCTGCGGTGTACCGCGTCCGCGTAGTTATCAACCCAGTCGGCGGCTTTGTCGGAAAACACACGGTCGAATTTGGCCGCGCTGCTTTCCGCCGAGGAGAACGCCTCGATGGCCGATTGGCCGAACTGCTTCAGCAGGTCAATGCCTTGCTTGATAGCCTCAAAGCCGACCACTGCTTTCAGAGCGTTGCCAATCGACTCTTTGATTTGCGTTCCGGCGTTCTCACCGGCCGCGCCCATATCCTCCAGCTTTTCGCCGGTATCCTCGGACTGTTCGCCCAAGCCCTCGGTGGTATCATCCGCTTCTTTCAGCGCGTCGATGAGCTTGCCGCGTATGGTCTGCACCGGATGCTTGAGCGCAGTGCCTATCTTTGTTGCGCCGGACTTTACATCCGACACAAAGGTGCCAAAACGTTTGCGCGAATAATCTATCGCGCCGGTAACGCCTGTGCCGAAGCTCTTGGCAATGGACTGCCCTGCCTGCAATCCCTGGGACATCGAGGACTTGAACGCAGTGCCCATGTCTTTGGCACTCTGCGCTGTTTTGCGCACGCTTTCGCGCAGGCCGTCAAGGTCTTTTTCGGCATCGTCGGTCGTATCGCCTATCTGCTCGCCAAGCCCTTTGGCAGCGTCCTCAGTATCGCCCAGCGCATCAGCCACAGCGTCCGCGGCAGCTCCAATCTCTCGCACCTTGTCGGCCGATATGTCGTCCAGTGCATCAGAGGCTTCATTTGCCGCCGCGCCGATGTCCTTTACACCGTCTGCGGATATATCATCCAGCGAGCCGGATGCAGCATCCGCGGCAGCTCCAACATTCTGCACCGCGCCAGTAACGGTATCGGCAGCACCGGCAAGGTCATTGAGGCCGGTCTGCACCGTACCAAACGAGGATGCAACATCAGAGCCAAAGCTCTGCGCGCCAATCCTTGCCGCGCCGATGCGCTGCTCCATCGCGTCAACCTTTTCGGTAAGGGTGTCGATGTTCTGTTCCGCGTCGGCCGTGTCAAAGGCTATGCCGTATTGCAGGTTTCGTGCGTCGTCCATCTCACCACCTCCTCAAAAAAGAAGCAGCCGCCCCAGTTACGGGAACGACTGCTGCTGCGCCTGCGGGCTCCATTCCGTTACCCACAGACGTTTGGATTCAACGCATTCGGTATACTCGGCCAGATCCATGTTCATCAGCTCAGTGTAGGTCACGCCGTTTCCGGCCCAGACCATACACCAAAACTGCTTTTTGGCGCACGCTCTGCGGTGCGCCTCCGGCAATGATCTCTCAGCTGCGAAGAAACTGCTCGATTGCCTTTGTCAGCTTCTCCGGGGTCGCAATGTCGGTATTCTCGTCGAAGTAAGAAATGCCGCCATTCTTGACCTCTGCGGGAGCAATGACACAGTTCTTGATGAGGCCGTCGATGTACTTGCGGGTCTGGCGTTTGCCGCTGCCCGTCATGTTGCACTCGTCGTTGAAGTCGAAATACCAGGACGGTGACACGCTCTGCAGCGTGTACTCCGTGCCGTTGATGGTGGTCTTAAAGGTCTTTGCCATAAATCGTCTGTACCCCTTTTCTGATAAACTCTTGGGCCGCTGCGGCCAGTTGGTAGCCATAGCTTAGCGGTAGTTGAGAGACGGCACGAAAATCGTGACGGTCTCGCTGCCAATCTGCTCCGCACGGTTCAAATCGGGCGGGCGGGTAATGCGGCAGCGCTTCTCAGATACCGAGACGGCAGAAGCGTCGTTGGCGTCCGTCACAAGTACGGAACACTCCTTGCGCTTGACCGCCAGACTGCGCAGATACGGCAGGCTGGAGGATGTGCCGGAAAGCGTTGCCGTAATGGTGCCGCTCTCGTTGGCGTTCTCGTTGTAGGTCACATCACCCTTTGCACCGACCACGGGGGAAACAATATCCTCACTGCGGGCAATGGTGATAAGGCTGCCGTCGGCGAAGTTCTGGATCACCGTGCCGTTGACGATAAGGTTGACCTTTCTCGGGTCATAGCTTGCAATTTCGATTTGGTTAGCCATTTGTTATCCTCCTTCCTCACAGGGTCACGCGCAGCACGCCCTTGACCTTTGCCTCGTGGATAGCGCCTTCAAGCTGCGCTTCCCACTCGATGTCAGGCATGACACGGTTGCGGGCCTGCTCATCGGTGGCTTCGGAGCGCTTGGGGACGGTAACGGTATAGACACCCATTTTGCTCTCAGGGTCGAGGGCAATAATGTGATGGTCTTTATCCGCCGCCTCGTTGAGCGCGTCATACACGCAGGACGCGACCTGTGCAAAGCCCTCATCGGTGTAGCCGATATTGGCGTTTGCGAGGAACAGCTCGTACAGGTTCTCGCGCATCTGGTAGGTGATGTAGTCCGCGCCGAGCACGTTATCAATGAAGTTACCGTCACCACAGATGCCAGGCTTCATATACTCGTGCTTGTACTCGACCGTGAAGAAGTTGACGAAATGCTCTTTGAGCAGCTCGCGCTCACTGTTGCGCAGGTCGGGGGCTTCCACGCCGTCCGGCACCTTCCACATCCAAGTGACAGATTCCGGCCAGAACGGGCCAACACAGCCCACCCATGCGCAGTCAGTCCACTCTTTGGTCGGGTGCTCGGTATAGATAACGGCAGAGCGGCCGTGCGTGTTGACAAAATCCTTGTTGGAAGTCAGGCCGAAGTAGAACTTGCGGTGGTCTTCCACGCCTGCTCCAAGCTGGGCCTCAGTCGGCTCGGTAGATTCCGCCCATGCGCACAGTGCCTCGATGCAGTCATCATCGTCGGTAATGTCGGTCATGATGAAGTACCAGTCATCGTTGATGTCGCGCAGGTCCTCAATGGCCTGCACAAGGTTCTCCGCGCGGGTGGTGTCGGCCACGCCGACGGCAACGGTGACAGTCGCGCCGGACAGCTCCACACTCTCAAAGCAATCCTCATCCTTGTAGAGCTGCACGTCCTCGGTGTAGCCACTGACGGGCGTGCGCGTGGTGCTGGTATATGTAACGGTGCTGTCGCTGGCCGCTGCCTCAAACGTCACCTCGTCCTTTGTAAACGTGGTGCCGTCGAACAGGGCCGCATACGCTGCATCGTCTGCCGGTGCGGTCTCGCCGGTCGTGACCGGTACAACGACCTTGCCGCCGATTTTGGCATAATAGGTCGTGCTCGCTTCCAGTGCCGTAGCGGTGGCCGCGCCGCTGAACGCGATGCTGATAGTAGACGCTTCACCGCCCACATTCTGCGGGTTCTCGATACCGTAGATGCGGACACGGCGGATCAACGTATCGGCCAGCGTGTTGTTCTGGTTGAAGAGCTGGTCGGCCATATCTGCGACCTTTTTGCCCGCGAATGCTTCTTTCAGCAGTTCGAGGTCATTAAAGGACTGCAAGTCGGCCTTGCCCTCCGTAGACAACAGCAGGATGTCCAGTTTTTCCGCAGGTTTGACCTTTGCGTCAATCGCGGTATAGACCTGAATATCAGCCATGTGCTTTTTCACTCCTTCTTCTGATTTATTTTGTAGTAATCCAGTCTCGACACCTTGCGGGTATCGACGCGCGTATATCTGACGAGCACATCAAAGCCAAACCGCCGGGCCGCCTCGTCGATGATGAGCTGCGTGCGGTCCTGCACCTGCCCAACCTCCACGATGGTGATGCCCATTCGGAGGACGTTGTCATAGCCGCAGTGCAGGAAATACCCGATAGCTTTGTTTGCCAACTCCCACGCCTCATCTTCGCCGCTTATCGCGGTGCCGTCCTCTGCGTCGCGGTTGATGCCGCAGAACGTAAAAGAAAAGGTCGCAGTCGGCATAATCATGTGGTCGATTTCCACGATGCCGTCCTCGTCCGAGGCGCGGTTGATATTCTCGCCCGTGGCCTTGTCAGGGATAAAGGGCGCAGTCACGGTATAGATGCCGAACGGATAATCCGGCTCCGGCTGCACCTGATTGGCCAGCACTACCGGCCGGCCGAGGTATTCCCACAGGCCAGCCACGAGCTGGTTGCGCATCTCCAAAAATGTCATTTGGGGTTGCTCTCCCCTTTCTTCTCGACCATGTACCGCATCATCGGGTGGATAGGGCCGTGTGTCAGCTCCTGCTTGACGGTGTAGACCTGGTTGTCGTACCCGTCGCGGAACTTTGCGCCGACGCGCAGCTTGTAACCGTTGGTGTAGACCTTTTGGGCGTTGACGGTATAGGTGCCGCTGTCGAGGTATTGCAGGTCCTCATTATTCAGCGGCATAACAATGCCGGAGAACTTGCTCTCAACAGGTTCTCCGGCTTGCCATTGTCCGCCGCGGGCCTTATCGTACCCGCCGCCCTCTTGATGTATCTCGTACATATCGTGCAATAGGTTTCGCGGCAGCTTGGGGCCTTTCCAGCTCCTCATTTTTGCTCGCCTCCCTCTACGCGATAGGTAATACTGCCGTACAGGCGGCCTTTATCATACAGCAGTTGGTCTTGGTTGTTGGTAAGCATTGTCGTTTTGGATTTCTGTGGGCTTGTAAGCTGAGTGTTGAAATACTGTCGCGTAACCTCAACGGCCCATGCGCCCACATAATCCGCCGCGTCCTGCGCGCTCCAGCCCTTGCGGATGATGTTTGTCACCGCTTCGGCGCACAGCTCCGACAGACGGTCTTTGCCCGTGTCATAGCTTGCGCGGATGAAGCTGCGCTCTGGGATAGTCACGCTCTCCACGAGCATATACATCCACTCGTAATCATCATTCGGACGAGGGTCTTTGCCTCCGCTGCGTGCCTTGTGCGTCTCCGGCTTATGGCCTGTGGACGCTTTCTCTGTACGTGCTTTGTGCTGCTTTTTATCGCGCACTAAAAAGCCATAGCCTGCAGAAATCGGTATATAGCGCAGGTCATTGAACTCTTTCGGTGACTTTGCGCCTTTGGCTTCCTGCGTGAGCGGTATTGCAAGGTGCTTGACGTTCTTGGCGTGGATCGTCGCGCCGTATTCGTGGACGCCAGCAATCGTGACAATATCGCTGTCTGCGTCACCCATAATGCCCACATGGACACTCAGCTTGCGCAGCACGGCCAGCTCCCGCTTGATACGCGCCATTTCAGCGCGGAAAGATGCAGAACCATTCGCCATAGTCACCACCGCTTGTAGAGCGAGATAATGTCGCTCCATGTATCGGACAGTTCCTTGTCGAATGTCCAGCTCACATCGGAGATAGAGAAAGCCGACAGGCCGGAAGCGTCGTTCTCCAGAATCGCCCACTGTTGAGCGATCATAGCCCAGATAACGGCCTCAAGGTCTGACGGCAGTGTTGCGGGGTCATCTTCCGTTGCGTCTTTCGGCAGGACGTAGCCCGCGGTATATTCCACCTCCAGATACCTCTGCGGTGCAGTATAGTCGTAGGACAACCCGCCGAGGTGGCCCTTGTACGTCCACCCGTCCTCGCGGAACACTACGCCTATCTCGCCCTCGTCCTCATCCTCAAACTCGTAGTCGGTGATTTCCTCGCCGGTGTAGCGGTCCTTGATGTGGCCGATGCTGATAATGGGGTATTCGTTCAGGCACAGGTTTTGTGTGCCTGGGGCGGTGTAACGCTGCGTGTAGGTGTTGCGCGCCAGCTTACGGCCAAGCTTGGTTTCGAGCCATGCAGAGGCCGCGTTGATAAGCTGGGTGAGTGCTTCATCCCGCGCGGGGTCGTCCTCGTCCTTGTCGATGCCGATGTAGCCTTTCAGCGCATCAAGCGTTGTCAGCGCGTTTTGCTTCAGCTCCATCCTTCGTTACCCCTTTCTTGGGCGCAGGTGCTTTCTGCTCCGCGCCGTGGGTCTCTTTCTTATTCGCGGAGGGGCCGGAAATGGCAGGCTTAAAATATCTTGCCATAGCTCATTCCTCCGTTAAGATGCCGAGACGGGGTAATCGGTAGCGTCGCCCAGGGCGATAGCGGCAGCGGTGCCGCCGGTAACGGTGAGCTTTGCATACGACTTGCAGCCGATAAGGTCGATGTCCAGATTGGCAACGACCTCGGCCTCAGTCGGGTTTTCGAGCACAGCCTCGCCGTCATCGTTGACGGGGTTGTCCACAAAGACGCGGGTATCGTCCACGGCCTCAAAGGTGCCGTCGGCGGTGTCGCAGGTTTCGGCCTTTACGGTGGCACTGCCGCCCGCGGCGATAGTCACGGCCAGCACAGCACTCTCATAGCCCACACGGCTAAAGGCACTGCCGCTCTCAAACGGCAGCACCATAAC